TCTGCATTCAACAGCTTTAATGTCATGAAATAATTTTCGTGTATTTGGTCTACTTGCTTTCATTCATGCACTAATTTGTTCAGCTGGTTTTCGAATTGTTTTCATTCCTGATTTAGTAGGATCAAACCCAACAATTGTATTATTCTTCACTANTAACACACTACCAATTGAATCATCAGCAATATAGTAATGTAACTTTCGTTTNTTAGTTGAATAAACAAACAATTCTTTAGCATTTAAAATTTTAGTTGGTGGAATACTTTTAATATTCAATTCTTCGCATGCTTGTAAATATTTTAACTTGCGAACTTGCTTTTCTGGTGAAACAGGTTTGCGTTTTCTGGGTGTTTTTGTAACCTTTTTAAATACTATATAGCTATTCAAGTCTGCAATAATTAAATCAATAAATTTAATCATATTTCTTAATTGTATTTTAGTATAAACATCATATCCTTCTATTAAATCAGGATCTGATCCTGTATATGCAGCACTTATTTCAATTTTTGTTTCATTCCAATGTTCAATAATATTATTAACATGTTGAGGTAAAATATTTGCTACTTTTAATATATTAATTGGACTAAAGGAATGTTTTGCAGGTGCATTACTTTGAATATATTCATCAAAAATATGTTCGATTTCTATTGCACAATCATCAGCTTTCTCACGCATTCTATCTTGTATAGTAACTGTAGTTGATTCTGCAGGTACTTCAACTTTATTAATTACTTTTTTATGTTTTTCTAATGCATAACTAATTGTTTCGTTAATTTGATCTAATTCTTCTTTTTGAAGTTCGAATCCATTTGAATTCATTCTAACTAACCACCCAACAGCATTTGGTATAGCAAATGCCGGTAATGCTTTTACTAATTTATATTCATCTTTACGATCATTTTCTAATAACCAGTTTTGCAACATAATAGCCGAATCTTTATATGTATTGCTAACATTATACCAATTATACGTGTTTAATATTAGTATTCTTCGTTCTTTATTTGTTTTAAATTTAAAAGTTTTTGGTTCTTTACCAGCGAATGTTAAAGTAGAAACTTTAGCGGCAGCCATAATTAATTCCTTTTTGTTTAATTGTTATAGGTAGTATATATCATACATTTTCAAAAGTCAACTTTTAAATGCATTTACTCGGTAATTTCTTTAATAGCTCTACTTAATGTCACATTAGGAACATAACTTTGTTCCATTTCTTCGTTATTCTCCCATGCAAGATTTTGATGTACTAACGAAGCATGTAACAATTTCGTTGATTCTTTACCGTGTTCAATTTTTAAAGTATAAAGCAATCTAACAATACTAAAGTGATTATCAACATGAATATCTGTTAAACATGTTGTAATAGTTCCGTTAGAAGTTTTTACTCTGACAACATCAAGTGTTTCAACTTTACGATCAGTTAATATTGACATTGTTATTAATTCGGAAATGTTCATTAATAAGCTCCGTGTATGTGGATTTACTAATATATTACACGGTATTGTTGTTAATGTCAAGTTATTTTTTTAAATAATATAATGCAAATTGTTCAAGTTCTTTATCTGTTAAGTTATTTTTACATTTATTTGCTTGAAATGAAATTACCCAAATATTTTCAGCTTCGTAACCAATAGCAGAATCTATACGATCAATACTTGGTTTTTGTGGGTGATAACCTTTTATATCATACCGCAATGGTATTCGCATTATAGGACATGTAATAGGAAAACTTAAATATCGCAAATCACTTTCTGTTAATGTACAGGATAGCCCTCTCTTTTTTGCAGATGATTTTAAGTGTTGTAATAATTTTTTTGTATTAATATCTACGATTGCCATTATATTATTTACTAAACAATTAAGTAGTATGATTAAAAGTTATATAAATACATTATTACAAAAGGAATTTATAGTATGCCACGTTTATCGTTATATCGGCCAAATAAAACAAATGATTACAAATTTTTCGATCGCAACATTTCAGAACAATTTCAAGTTGGTGGATTAGATATTTTTATTCACAAATATGCAGGTACAAAAATACCCACTGATCCAACGAATGATGCTACATTACCAGTGTACGATGAAGAAAATCCATTGTTTATTGAAGATTTGTTATTATTAGAAAATAGAAATCGTAGTTATGAGCCAGATATTCACACAATGCGAGGAATATATAATGTGCAAGATTTTGATTTTGACCTAAGTCAATTTGGAATATTTTTGCAAAATGACACGGTGTTTATTAACTTTCATTATAATGACATGATTGATATAATTGGTAGAAAATTAATGAATGGTGATGTTCTTGAAATACCTAACTTGAAAGATTATCACCCATTAGATATNACAATTCCAAAAGGATTACCAAAATATTATGTTGTCAATGATGCATCATTTGCTGCAGCGGGTTTTTCTGCAACTTGGTTACCACATGTGTGGAGAGTTAAAGCTGTGCCATTAGTTGGTTCACAAGAATACAAAGATATTCTTGGACAATTTATCGATTCTAAAGGTGATATAAACGGTGATGACGGTAACGGAAACGGAGCTGGAACATTAGCAGATTACATGTGTCAACATAGTAAGAATATAGAATTAAATGATGCAATTTTACAACAAGCAGAACAAGAAGTTCCACTAAGTGGGTATGATGTTACTAAGTTTTATATTACAACACCAGATGAAACTATGCAACAAACATTAGAAACTTGGGTTACNGCTAATAATACTGATATAACAGTTGACACATTATTGTTAACATCTGATGTTGGTAAAATATCACCTCTTGATAATAGTTATACAATCGGATATTTAACTGGTGATGGTAAAGCGCCGAATGATTTAACTGTTATTCCTGCATCTTCATTTCCAGTTGATCCATTTGAAGGTATGTTTGTGTTAAGATTAGATTATAAACCTAATAGACTATTTAGATATACTGGAACCGTTTGGAATTATATAGAGGATAATGTAAGGGCTCAATTAACTCCGGGACCTGATAATAATACATTAATTAGCAATTTTGTTAATAATACNGAAGTTGTTAATACACCTGATAGNGGTGATATTCCTAGTAGACAANCTCTTAGTGAATTATTAAGACCAGAGGCAGATAACTAATGCAACAATATTTTTCAGATAACCAAATTAGACGGTTTTTACTACAATTTACTAGATTGTTTAGTAATTTTCAATGTGAATATGGTAAAGACGAAAACGGTGCAACTGCATTAATACGAGTACCTATTAGGTATGGTGATGCTACACGTCAAGCACAATCAATATTACAAGATAATTCAGCTAATAGCATGCCGTGTGCGCCTTTAATGACATTTAATATTAATTCATTAAAGTATGATCGTCGAGCAGTACAAGAACCATATTTTGTTTCTAAACAGCAAGTAAAACAACGTAAATTCAACACTGATACACAAACTTATGCTGAACAACAAGGTAATGCATTCCAAGTTGAAAAGTTAATGCCATCTCCATATAAATTAGGTTTAACTTTAGATATATGGACTACTAGNACACAAATGAAGATGCAATTATTAGAACAAATTTTACCATTATTTAATCCATCAATGGAAATACAAAGTACAGATAACTATTTAGATTGGACTTCATTAAGTGCAATTGAATTAATGGATACTAACTGGTCGTCAAGAAGTGTACCAAACAATAATGATAGTATCGATATAGCAACTTTAAAATTTGAAATGCCAATTTGGATAAGTGTTCCTGCAAGAGTAACCAAACAAGGTGTTATTCATAAAATTATCGCAAACATTTATGATAATCAAGGTGATTTGGCACTTGCATTACAAAACGATGATATTTTACAAGGAACAAGAATTAAAGTAACACCGATAGATCAACAAGTATTATTAATTGGCAACGAATTGCAATTATTAAACCCGCAGTCACCTATTTCTATTTCAAAAAAATCTAATTTAGAACCATTAGAAAAACGTATTAGTAAAGCTCAATGGAAACCAACTGTTGATCGATATGGTGTGTTAAGAAATGGCATTACACAAATTTTATTAACTAAACCAGATGGAACTGATATAGTAGGAACAGTAAGCTACCACCCCACTGATGATAACTTATTAGTATTTACAGTNGATNCTGATACNTTACCNACTAATACATTACCACCTATTACAGCTGTTATTAATCCTTTACGAAACGGTCCTAGTATAGGTTTATTACCTGCAACTACTGGACAGAGATACTTATTAACTGATGATATTGGTGCAATAACTGATAATGAATTAGCATTAGCATGGTCAGGAACCAGCAATATTGAAGTAGTTGCTNTTGCTAATGATGTTATTGAATTTAATGGTGTGAATTGGGAAGTGGTTTTTAATTCTAAAATTGGTTCAACTAATTTAGAATATATTTCTAATTTAACATCAACATTGCAATATAAATGGGAAAATAACCAATGGGTTAAAAGTTANGAAGGCATTTACGAGAGTGGTGATTGGAGTATTCAATTGTGATAAGTAAGATAAATGCTGTAGGGGTATGGTTTTATAGTATTACTACTAAAAAATATTTATTTCTTATGCGAAATGACGAAAAGTATTTTGGACATTGGGCATTACCAGGCGGTAAAATAGAAGATGGTGAAGCATTAGTAGAAACTATTATAAGGGAATGTACTGAAGAATTAGGTACAATGCCTAAATATAATAAACTAATACCAATTGAAAAATTTACCACACCTAATAATTATTTTTGTTACCATACATTTTTCTGTGTATTAGAAAATGAATTTATACCTATATTAAATCACGAGCATATAGGATATGCTTGGATTAACGAAGATACATTTCCTTCTCCGTTACATCCAGGTTTATTATCTACTATAAAATCTACTGACATTTACAATAAAATTAAACAAGTATCTGATCTTTATATATCGCAATAAGATATATAATCTCTAATAGACATCATATCAAAATTCAAATATTTACGCCATGCATCTGGTGATTTAGTATCTGTTACATGTATGAACTTCTTATTTGAATATGCTTTCATGACATCTGATACACCACCAATAATTTTTGATTGTGTTTTTCCTTCTTTGTCAAATTGTTCGTAACCTACTAAATAAATTTCATTATGATTATCAAAGCATGCCATCCATGCTGCAAGTGCATGAGAATTCATACTAATACTATAAGGCAACAAATAAAATTCACCTGGATATTTTATACAATTAGCAGGTGAACTATAACATATAGTTTTTTCGGTATATTTAGTTTTTATTAATTCGGGTAATATTTCGCGGTTTTGTGCTATTAAAAAATTAGGTTGAAGTTTAGTGTATACATGTTCAACACCATATACTTGCATTTTTTCTTTCGCTAATACACCGCCATTATTTCTCTGTACTTGTTTATAAAATAAATCATTGAAGATGTGGCTTAACCCAATACAAGTTGCTTTATTACTAAAATGTGAATTTG